ACCTGTTTTAATTCAAGACCCATTGCTTTTACTTGCAGTACAGCTTTTGTAATTTTTTCTGGATACTTTGCAAATGTTAATCCTAAGTAGCCTCCTAAATTGCTAACCTCTTTTAACACTGCTTTATAGTCTTGAGCGGCTAACCCTGCTTTTTGAAGATTTTGTACTTGTTGTATTACGTTTCCAACAATGTCAGCTGACTCTTTTCCAGTAATTACAGAAGTTTGAGCAATGCTGGCTTGTATATCCTCTTCTAACCCAAGGATATCTTTTAATTTTATATTTGTGCTTAGTATCTCTTTAGAAAAAATTGCAGTAGTTCCCAATTGTCTACCAAGATCTATTTGAGCTTCGTATAACCTTTTAGCATTTAAAAAAACGTCAGAGCTATTTTGGGCTATATCGCTAAAATTATTCGCTAGCTTTTGAGATTCTGCAGCGTCTAAACCAAGTTCGCGACCCATTTTTACGAACTGAGAATTCGCATTTACGGCCAAATCCATGAACGTAGACATCATATCGACCACTCCACCAAGCAATCCACCTACTAACGGTATTTTTTCTAAGAATCCGCTGATTGGTTTCGTAAGATTTTGAATTGGTCCTTCGGCTAATTCACCGCCAATTCCTTTCATTGCGCTTCCTAAAATACCTGCCGCGCTTTTAAATACATTAGATATTCCGCTACCTATTTTACCCAACACTACTGCTAATACTGCAGGGTCGGCTAAAGAAGAAACAGCACTCTTAAATAGAGAACCCATTCCAGTTCCAAAAACCTTAAATTTGTTTCCTACACTTTGTAAGCCTTTTTGCAATCCTTTTAACGGCTCTTTTCCTTCAGACGCTCTTTTAACTGCCGCTGCTTCTTGTTGAGCTTGAAGTTTTCTAGCTTTTAAAATCATAGCTTCGTAAACCTCTTCTCCAACTCCAAGTTTCTTAGCAAAATTTTCTGCTGCAATTCCTGTTAATCCTATAGAGTTACGAATCTGTTTTTCTTTCTTTAACTGAATGTCTAATTCTTTGCCTGTTAATTCTGAAACTTCTAAGCTCTTCTTTCTCGCTACGTACTCTGCTTCTAATGGAGTTAATAGTGCTTGTCTATTTTCTATTTCTCTTTCGGCAGAGTTTAGCTTTTTATTAGCCTCTGATATTGCTTTAAGATTTCCTTCAGCTCTTGCATCATTTAACTCTTTCTCTGCGTCTTGTCTCTTTTGTAATGCAGCTAAATAGTTATCTGCGTCTTTTAGTTGATTGGCAGATAACTTAACTTGTGTTTCTGTAATCTTGGCTCTTTGTATAAAGGATTGAGCTGTTACTCTGTTTATATCGCCTTGGATTCTTTTAACGTCTAAGCTAGAAGTTCTAAAACCATCTATAGAAGATCTAACCTTATCGTAACCATTAATTAGTTTGTTTAATTCCCTAACTTGGTCTTTAATAATGTCGTTAAAGTCTTCGCCTTCTCTTACCAACTGTTTTAAGCCTTCTTTAAGCGCTTTTACATCATTTACTGATTGAGCGCTTTGAGATGGACCTTTTTGTTGACCTGAAGATTGGTTATTATTTTTGTTTTCGTTTGACATGGCTACAAATAAATATTTAAGCCTTAGGTTTTGCCTTGCTTGTTACGTAAGAAGGTTTGGATTGAAGAGTTTGCTTAACGGCATCAGGCATTTGAACCTTACTCTTATCAGTTTGCTCAGTAATAACCTTGTCGTTTTCGTTCTGAGCTTCTTGCAATCTATCTAGGTGCTCCTTTATCTTTTTTATGTTGAATTTCCTCTTTGGGATATCCATGTTCCAGACCTCAGTATAATTGAAACCTCCGCCCCCATGATAAACGAGGTCGAAGACTTCAGTCATAAAGATAGATCTATACTCCTGACCCGGGAAAAAAGAACTCGGCTGTCATTGGCAGCTCGTCGATGACCTCCTCTCCATCTTTAGTCGTGAAAGTGATCTTTGTATCGATATCTGGAATAACGCTTTCGATGAATCTTCTTAATTCGATAGAGTCTCTTGAAAGTAATGCGCCTGAGTCAATAAAGTCTCTAACGGTCTTTGTAGAATAGTCTCCGTTAACAGATGTGATTTGATGTTTTAACTTTGTAGTCAATAAACCTGGTGCAGCTTCTCCTAAATTCTTTTTCATGCCTTTCATCTCTTCGTCGATTTTTCTATCGTCTGCAATAGTTAAAGCTTTGAAAGTAATGGAGTTTTTAGTGTAAGGCAATTCAAAAGAGAATTCGTTCTTCTCATTGAATAAAGAGGTATCGACTGTCTTGTACTTAACAGATTGTAAGTCGCCCTTTACAACTTCTGATTCCATCGTATTTGGATTGAAATAGTTAAAAGAGTAGTCTTTACCGTAAGCTAATATTCTAGCCGCAATAAGGATAGCGTTCCTGTCGCCCAGGATCAGATCCTCGTAGCTTATAGGAGTCTTAATGATAGATTTAAGCATCTTCTCAATAGCTAAGCCCTGACGTAACAGATTCGCATTGGTAAGAATGTCTTCTTCCCTTGCGGTCATGTATTTAATTTCAATTTGGCCTGATGCTAATGGAGAGTCTTTTGGGTATAACAAACCCTTTGAAGGAAGGTCTACCATTTCGGTAGGTACTGTAAACTTTGATTCTGACATGTAATAACTATTTTAAATAAATATAAACTATTAAAATTTCCGGGAACAAAAAAAGACCGCGGTGAGGCGGCCTTTCTTTTATATTCGTTATTTGTATCTTAGAAGTTCAAGATAGCGTAGTCCATTCCTAAAGTCAAACTGATTTCGGTAGGATCTGAAGTAGACCAATCGTAATCTCCGAAGTTTGTTTCTTTGATGAAAGCGCCCTTACAAATCCACTCTGATACGATATCTCCAACTGGACCTAAGATTGACAAGTTGATGTCTTTCTTATAGAAGTCAGAATAACCGTTTCTACCAGTTACAGACTCATGATGTAAACGCACCCATTCCATTACAGCTTCTTGACCTGATGGACTGATTGGATTGTATAAAGACAATGTGATGTCTCTCCACTCAGCTTTTCCTTTAATCTTACGGTAAACATTGATGTGATCTAATTTGATCTCGTTTAAAGTAAGACCTGGAGCGTCTGCTTTTTTAATCATATATGAAGGAATACCGTCGATGTACATTACAAATCTATTCGATACTGTAGGTTCGAACGCGGTAAACATTATTTCATTTGGGTCTAATACTGGCATTTTTAGTTGTATTTAGTATAAATATTACTTTACTTATTTTTTCTTCTCAGCCGCTTTTTTCTTATCTGCAGCTTTTTTGTCAGCAACCTTCTTAGCTTCCGCTTCTTTCTTTTTCTTTTCTTCAGCAGCTTTTTTATGATCTAACTTCTTAGCTTCGTTCATAGCCTGTGCGCCTTTTCTAGCGTATTTTGTTTGTAACCATTGAGAAATTTGACCAAGGTCTACTGTAGATTTTTTAAGCAATTCTCTTTGTTGAGGATCCTTTTCTACGTTTATCTGTTGCATTATCATTTTAAGCGCTCTGTTAACAACATCGATTGTGTCTGCATCCATTCCTCTTCTGCTGTCCTCTTTTACTAAAGATTCGTCGCTGTCTTCGTTTAAACCTGCGCCTTGATTTTTCATAGCAGCGCCTGCAGCCTGTAATTTATCGAACAATTCAGGGTTCTTCTTTTTCAAAAGATCTTGGGCTTTAGATATTGCTACGCCTGTTAGACCTAGTCCTAATACTCCTGATAAAGCAGCTATTACGTCTACTATTGGAGACTCTTTTAACTCTTCGGCTTCCTCTTTTACTGGCGCTTCGTAGTTTTCTTTGATCATTAACTTAGCCTTTACACTCTCGTATAAACGTGCTGGTACTTTAATTCTAATGATTGTATTATCGTTCATTTGATATTCTATTTGTTATTATTGGCCAAATGTTGCTCCTGTAGGTAAAACGTTGAAGTCTAATTGAATAAACTCAGCAGTCTTAGTTGGTTGTAAGTAGATAGATCCTACTAATTGGTTTCTATCGATTACGTCAGGAGTGTTATTACTATCATCCATTACTACTTGGAATGCATATAAACCTTGTCTTTGTTGTACTGACTCTAAGTAAGGGTTAACTTGACTTAAGAATCTGTTACGAGTAACTTGTGTGTTAGGCTCGAATACAAGAGTTTCTGCAACTTGACCAATGTAGTCTTTAAGAGCAATCAACAATCTTCTAACGTTAACTCTGTCTAATGCAGAAGGCTTTTGTTGAAGTGTCTTTTGACCGTAGATAACCGTACCAACTCCAGGGAATGTAGCGATTGGGTTAACAGATCCTTGATATACTCTGTCTCTATCGTTTGAAGTTAGCTTTCTTTCTGGCTGTACAACTGTTGGTAAACCACCTCTGTTTAAACCAGCTGGTGCCCACCATTCTGCAGCAACTCTATCGTTGTACTCGTAAGCAGCAGGAACGATTGTAGAAGCTGGGATAAAGTTTAATTTACCAGTCTCTCTTGATCTAACCTGTACCCAAGGCCAATAAGTAGCTGCGTAAGAAGAATCGAATGCAGTTACTTGAGAAAGTAATACTGGAATAGATTGTCCGTAAGCAACCATATCAACTACAGCAATACTGTCTCCTCTTGTTTGAGCCGTGTTAACTACTGCAGTTACTTGGCTAGGAGCGTTTGTGTAAGTTAAACCTGGAGCGTATATGATATTGAATTTATATGCGTCTGTATTTCCTAATAAATTGATAGCTGTATTGTAATCTGAGTTACGTAATCCTTGAATATTAGTATTAGGCGTGATTCCGCTTGCATTAACATTAGGAATTCTTTCAAAGAAGTTAACTGGTTCTACTCCGAATGAACCGAAGATATCTCCAACTGCTCCACCGAAAGCTCCGTTTACTGAACCAGATCCTACGTTAGGAATTGATGAAGTAAATTGATTTTGTGCTTGACCGTAAGCGTTGAAATATCCAGGAGTTGGAGTATTTACAGTTCTAACTCTTACATATCTACTGTTGTTTTGGTAAGAACCAGTTTGTTGTAAGTAGAAGTTGCCTAAATCGTCTGTAGCAACAGTTTGAGTTTGATCTCCAATTACGTAAGCAATATAGTTACTTTGGTTTGGATCTAATGATAAGCCGTTCCATGTTTCAAGAACTGTCTTATTATTTTGATAATCGTCACCACGTCTAAGGATAATGTTGAATTGGCCTGAACCTGTATCGAAAGAAGTTACTTCCCAACGTACGTTAGCAGAAGAACCACTAGGTAAAGAACCGAAAGCGCCTGCAGTCATACTACCGGTAGCGTCTCCGTTGTTATTCATTACTGTACCAACAGATAAAGTTTCAAGAACGAAAGCAGGAGTTCCCGCTAAGTTATTTACGCTTGCTGTTGCTGGTGTGTAAGATCCAGAAGTCACTCTTGTTACCAATAAAGAAGTTCCACCTTGCTCAAAGTAGTTCAAAGCAGCCATACTTGTTAAGTATTCGTATGCAGCACCTCCAGAAACGAAGGGAGCTCCAAATACAGCTTTGTATTGAGAGTAAGTAGTTACTAATGTTGGGATGTTAACTGGACCAGTTACTGTAGGACCTACAATTGCAGCGCCTGCTGTTACTGGACCTGAAGTGATCTGAGATAAATCGTTTTCTTGTAAGAAAACTCCTGGGCTAATAAGTGTTTCGGCCATTTATGTCGTTTTTTTTCTAGTAATAAATATCGATATTTGATTCAAAACACTTTAGCTAATTTCTCCGGTCTCTGTATTTATCGAGACCTGTCCGTATTTAGATCTAATTTCTTCGAAGACTTGCTTTTCTTTTACCCTAATTTCTTTGATTTTTTTCCTCTGTTCTTCCATATCAAGCTCGATGCTCATCTTTTGGTATTCTAATTCTCCAAGTAAGGCAGCGACTTCTAAGGCGTCGGATTTAATAAGATTGATTTGTTGTAACTCTTGTGGAGTAAGCTTTTGTTCCATAACTAGATTTACTATAAATATGTAAGAAAAACGGCCCACTTTTTAGGTGAGCCATTCTCTTTTTATGAATATTCGTTATTCTTCTATTTTGATAAGTTTAAAGAAAGTCGTGTAAGCGCCTTCTGAGGTCACTTCTTCGAACTCTTCTAATTTAAACTCTTTGTGTTCTAATTCTCTTTCTTCGCTTAATAAGGCGTTGAATTCTTTTTGAAACTCTGCGAAAGTAGGATTGTTTTCTGCCGATACGATTTTACCTTCTTCGTCCTTTACGATATTAATGTACATTGGAATTGTAACATTACCTTCTTCGTCAGGAGTTCCGTGTTTTTTGATTAACTCGGTTTTGATAGCTTCGCAGGCATCTTTTTCTGTGGCTACTTTTTTGGTAAGATCGTTTATCCAATACTTTGTTGTTAACTTGATCTTTTCTGAAAGTAAACCTTTGGAAATAGATTCGCCGGTTTGCTGATTCGTAACTCCGTTAAGTTCTGCTTCTAGATTATAAAACTCGTAAAGCTTTAACGCTGTTTTTTGCATATACTATTTAGATTTTTTTGTTGCTGACTTCTTAGGAGCCGTTTTATTTGCAGGCTTCTTAGTTTTAACTTGCTTAGTGGCTTCTTTAGCTTGTTTTACTACTTCATTCTTAGGAGCTACTTCAGCGGCTTTCTCAACCACTTCTTTAACCTCTTCGATTGCAGGAGCTACAGCTTCTTCTACTTGATTTACTAATTTAGTGATCTTTGCTTTGTTTAATAGAATAGCAACTGCTACTGCTACTAATACGATAATGATTCCGAATAACATAAGTTTTTAATTTTTGTTTGTTGTATATAAATATATAAGAATTTACTAAAAAATCTTTTAAGTATTAAATTGTTTAACATCCAAGTATGAAACTTCCTACTGTTCCAGCACTAAGTGAGTGTACATTAAATGCGTAAGTATCAGATGCATAAGCGTCGGCTACAGTACTAGTTAAGTTTATGTTTTCATACAAAGTTACTCCTACTATAGAAGCAAATCCACCGGAGTTATAATCTGTTTGGAATACTTCAAGAGCCACATAAACAGTCGGTACTCCAGAAGCATTACACGCTGCAGATGTTGTAGATCCTCTACCATAAACGTCAATAGCAAATCCTTGTGCAGGCGGAGTTTCGCTTGGAGTTCTAGTAGGAGTAACAGTTGGCGTAACTGGTGGTGTTGAACTTGGAGTTCTGGTAGGTGTTACTGGCGGAGTTCCTGGAGGTGTAACACTAGGCGTAACTGCTGGAGTTAT